TGTCGCCGCCATTACGGGCAGGCTGAGAGGTGATTACATTGATTGGAGAGGGTGATACAACAGGATTACCAGAGTCATCTACGATTCTACCTGAGAATGCAAAATTCTTTCCTTCATTTCCTGACTTTCCATCAGTCAAAATGAACGAAACATCAATCTGATCACCATTATTCAGTTTAGTACCGAAAATACCATCACCAAAGAGGATTTCGTAGGTCTCATTTGCTGTTTCTTGGATCAAATAGATGTTTGACCCACTTGTTACATCAATAATATTGTCAACTTTAGAGAATTGGAGACCAGCAGACGCTCCAGATCGTCTTACAGTGACTTTTAGGGTGTCTAAATCGATTCCAGTGTTGTCTAAGAGGAATCTTTGCTCAGAACTTCCATTAGAAACGAAACTTCTTGTTAAAAATATGCCCTGAAAGACCGAGATACCGCTAAATTTAGCTGTTCTAGCAGGATTTTGTGATGTTGGGCTCTGTCCAGAGTCAATTGGACTAGCTATAGTGATATCTTCGGGTACAGAGAAGACAAAATTGGTGTCATTGATGACTCCAACCACTGCTAAACCAGCTTTTAAGGTTACTGTATTGCTATTGCCCTTAAATGGGAAGTCAAAATCAATAACTGCTAAGGGAGCTTTCTTAGATCTCGGTACATAACCAATGTTTCTTGCCAAAGAGACGACATTTTCTCTCAAAGTGGCAGAATCAAGGAAAGCTTCGTTAGCAATCATGTTGCTATTGAAGGCAGTAATATAAGTGTTGTATGCTAATACATCGATTAGCACCGACATATTAGATCCTTCATAGTCAAAGTCACTAAAATCCGAGTTAGATCGGAGGTAATCTTTAATAGATTCCTTAATCTGCTCGAAATTTAAGTTTGTAAACTTAGTGAAGGGCATTTTATCTACCTAGTTGTTTCTAACAAGAACTCAAAGTTCTGTTTAGGGAAAGAGTCACCAACGATATCGTATGAAATCATCACTTCAAATGAATGATCATCGGGTCTTGGTTCTACATTCACCTGAACATTGTCAATTCTACCCTCAAAACCGTTCAGAACATCAAATATTTGTTGTGCAACTACTGATGCAGTAGGGAAATCAATGAATTCAAATAATGCATCACGAACGCCAGTACCTAGAGCATCCTTAAACGGTCTCTCACCAGAACTAGTCTCAATTAAATTACGAACAGCCCTTTTAATAGCATCCTCATTTTTCAGAACTGCGATGTCGCCAGTTACTGGATGAGGTTGAAAAGATAAACTAATATCTTTGAATGCTTTAGAAGCGTCTGAAGCCATGAAATGGCACTATATATCGAGATTATTTATAGAGTCTCACTCTAGGTCTTCATCATCTACAACTTCTTCGCTTAGTAAAGACTGCCTTTTGTGATCATGCTTATGATCACCAGCTACTTCTCTCAGCATTTTTTCATGCTGATGAGCAGCAAGATTATCTAGGAAGTCGTTTGCCATATTAAAAGACCATGTTTGGCTATTTATTCTCTCTAATAAACTTTTCTTCTTCTGTTTCCCAATAATATTCATCACAGTCACCAAGCCTACCCCATCGGATACCGTTTTCAACTTGGAAATATTTCGTGCTGACCTTAAAATCGGGCACGAGCGGCGTTTCGGGGGTTATAGAGAGGTCAAAGATTCGTGTTCGATTGTTGGGATATAAAGCGAATTGCCCATTTTCCAACTCAATACAGTTATGAGACTTATGTTCCTCAGGAATTTCGCTAACATTTGTATTTGTAGTGTCTATGTCTGGGTGGAAGTTGTCCAGAGTGAAGCAGTATTCGCCGTTAAGGGTGCCGAAGTTGCGTGTGCGTACTTGGAAGTCCATTGACCCAATAAACTGCTTCTCAAGGCATCTGACGCCATAGTCCATACAGTTCCAAAACTGTAGGTTAGGTAAGTCTAAATCAGGATCAGGAATCTCTGGTCGGGACAAAAACGCAGAGATCGGAAGCTTGTCAAACATTGCTGCATACTTAGGCAAATATGTCTCAAAATAAAAAGCGCGTCCAGGTATCGACTTAACCGATACCCAAACGCCCTCTACAAACTCACCAAATCCATCTTGGAAATCTCTAAGGTATTCTTTACGAACCCAGACTTTCTGCGGTGGAAGATTGATGATTAATTGACTCACTTACCTTGTCCCCGATACCTCTTACGAGCCGCGTTCGCGCTCGTCGCACTAAGTTTTGTGTGCTTACCATTCCCCTGACGAGTTTTTTTGGGGATTGCTTCGATGAATGTTCCGCCGAGCAACGATTTTTTTACCTTAGCCATTTAGATCTCTAATAATATGTGTGACTGAATCAGGATGAGGAGTACCTGTCTGATAAAATGAGATAGCATACTCCTCCATAAGATCCATGAATTCGTCTTCACTTACATCGGTGTGCCTCTCAGACCCATCAACATAGATTGTGTAGACTTCCATAGATCAATCAGATAACCCGAGTCTTCTCGTGACCAACCCTGATACGGGGATCACACCAAATCTCAAATCCTGCTTCGATAGCGTCGAGGCAGAAACTCACATCCTCTCCACACATATCCTGGACATCGCCAGACTCAAAGACTTGCATCTTCGGTGCGAACCATGGATACTTCATCTCTTCGTGCTCAAAGACTCCATTCTTAATCAGAACCCATCCGAAACCTGTGTAGTCTACAGTGAAGGGCTTCTTACGCTTGGACATCGTTTCACCAGTCTCATGATTCATGACACCACCGTTGTTACGGAAGTCTCCTTCTTCTAACCAGTGAGCAACAGATGTAGTACGACCATCTTCAGTCATATACCAACCAGCTGCAATTTCCTTCTCCATAAGAACCAACTGCAAGAACTTCTCAGTATTGTAAACAATATCCGAGTCGATCCACAACTGATAATCATACTTAAGTTTTCCGTCCCAGGGAACCTGATCAGGACCACGAAGGACATTCGCTCCAAGACACTTGCATCTTGCAAAGTTTACCATGGAGGAATAGTCTTGACTGATCTGAATACTGGCTCCCATTTGCACCAGATCAAAACTCAGTTGTAAAAAACTCTTGAGGAACTGATAAGAACATCCGCGACCTGGCATACAGAAGACAATTGCCTTGCCCCTGAGCATCTCGCGAGCCTTATCATAGTCCCATTCTGGTTCTTCTTTCTTCTGGGGTGCTTTTGCTTTTACAGTAAATCCTTTAGCCATAACGATTAATTACGCATCATCATTCTAACAGTTTATATAGTACGAGTCAATTACCCGTCATATTCTTCTTCGAGGAAGATCCCATCGACATCCAGAGTCATTACGATCTCTGTCCCATCATACCAATCAAGTTCATTACAATAGTTCTCAGGTATTGTTATGACATACTCATTACTTACAGGATCGACCCATATAGTAGATTTTACCTTGTGGGATTTTTTTTCCATACACGAACCTATGAGTTCGTTTTTATATATGAAATATTTTTTTTATTCCATTGATATATCGAGCTCGAATTCGGTTCGTTGTAGGTTACAAGGACCCATCAAATTTAAACCACTGTCTAATAAGAACTGTGTGTCTACTAAGTGATACTCACAGCATCATGATGTAGGTCCCCCTCAATGATACTCAGAATACCTCAGAATGCCTCAGAGCTGTTACATAGTGCCTGTGAGTGATTGATAGCCAGCTGGCATGTGATTGGTGTGCCTGGGTGATGTCCTCCCTATTATACCATGATGATGCCAGTCTTTGCAATGTGTCTCATAATACTCATAAGAACTGTGTGTGGACTATGTAACATAAAAATCCGAATTACTTGACAAACTCCGATCCTCATGGTACGCTCGCTTAGCTGACATCTCCTCCGCACATTTCTAAGGTTTATAACACTTTCTACAAAACAGGCATATATGTTTTTTTAACCCTTTTTAAATGATTTGATAATACACTTGGAAGACACTTGCAAGACGCCCCAGAGACACTCAGAGGGGTCTATTTGTCGTCTATGATGATTATACTATGTTGCTGGTTAGGGTACACACAGATGCAACACTGA